TTCAAAGAGATTTTCTTTGCCTAAGATCTCTACAATACCAGCTTTTTCGAGTATGTCTAAGGGCTGTTGTTTGAGTCCAGAGAGCAAAAGCTTGATTTTATGATTGGAACAAATCTTGATGATGCGCTTCAGGGCGTGGATGGCTGTGGCATCCATGGCGGGGACGTTGCGTAGCCTGAGGATTAAGGTGTCCGTCTTGATATTCACTTGATCGATAATCTCTAAGAATTTATCTGCTGCACCAAAGAATAAAGGACCGTTGACCTCATATACTTGGATGCCCTCGGGTAGTCTGGCGAAGATAGAGCTGTCGAAGGAAGGTGTAAAGCTATCGTCATCTTCTGCGGCATCACGTGTTAATTCACTGATCTCTGTCACATCTGCCATGCGTTTCATAAATAGGAGAGATGCTAAGACCATGCCGATTTGGATGGCTTGCACCAAATCTATCAAAACGGTGATAAGGAAGGTAATGACCAAGACGATGACGTCGCTCTTTGGAGATTTGAGAAGGGCTATGAATTCACGCCATTCACTCATGTTGTAAGCGACGACGATGAGGATGGCAGCAAGGGCTGATAAAGGAATCATTTTGGCCAGCGGCATAAAGCTTACCATAATCAGAAGCAGGACCACTGCATGGACCATGCCAGCCACTGGCGTTTGTGCGCCATTGCGTATGTTAGCCGCTGTTCTTGCGATGGCACCTGTAGCGGGAATACCACCGAAAAGTCCAGAAGCTATGTTGGCGATACCCTGAGCAATGAGTTCTGTGTTAGATCTGTGTTTGCCACCTGTCATACCATCGGCAACAACTGCGGATAGTAAGGATTCAATGGACCCTAAAAGTGCAATGGTGAAAGCAGGGGCTAGAAGTAGTTTGATTTTTTCAAAACTAAAAGAGGGCAAATGTGGCATTGGGAGGGCAGATGACAATTCACCGAACTTTTGACCGATGGTCATGATGTCTAATCCGCCAAGTTGGACAATGGCCGTGGTGACGATGAGGGCTATGAGTGAGCCCGGAACCTTGCTGAATTTTTTGGGCCAGAAAATGATTATTAAAAGAGCCAACAGTCCGATAAGAAATGTCTGTAAGTGAATCGTTCCAGCAGCTTTGATGTAAACGGCCCATTTTTCGATAAATTCAACTGGGGTGTGCTCAAGTTGAAGACCGAAGAAATCTTTGATTTGAGATGAGAAGATGGTCAAGGCGATGCCACTTGTAAAGCCTGTAGTAATGGGATAGGGGATAAACTTGATGACGCTTCCCATTTTAAAGATCCCCATGAGAAGAACCATGAAGCCACCCATCATGGTGGCCATAATAAGACCATCAACGCCGTACTGGGTCACGATACCAAAGACGATGACCATATAAGCGCCTGTTGGGCCACCTATTTGAACGCGGCTACCCCCAAGGAAGGAGATGATAAAGCCAGCGATGATTGCTGTATGGAGCCCTTTTTCAGGAGATACACCAGAGGCAATAGCCAAGGCGATTGAAAGGGGCAGTGCGATAATAGCAACAATAATCCCAGCGATTAGGTCACTCATAAATAATTTGCTGTTGTAGTTTTTTATTGTAGAAAAAAACATGGGTTTAAAAACATTCATCACAAAATCTCCCTACTGAGTAATTGGTATATAATTGACGATTGCGTCCAAATTCATTCTAAACTTATTGCGCGCTATGTCAAGGGATTTGGCTAATATCAGTGTTCTTGTAAGGTATAAAATTCTACGAAAAAAAATGTCTCCAACATTTTCTCAAAATCGATTGACAATCGGACCAACCTATTATAAGATACTCTTGTCGCCAAAAGTAGTACGGATGACAGTCAACATTCCAAGGTAGCTCAATGGTGGAGCAACCGGCTGTTAACCGGTAGGTTGAGGGTTCGAGCCCCTCCCTTGGAGCCAGTTTTAAAATTCGGGAGCATAGCTCAGCTGGGAGAGCGCTTGCCTTACAAGCAAGATGTCATAGGTTCGATCCCTATTGTTCCCACCATTTTCACTGTAACAACTGCCTGCGGGTGTGGCGGAATTGGCAGACGCCCTAGACTTAGGATCTAGTGCCCAGTGCGTGGGGGTTCAAGTCCCTCCACCCGCACCATCAAAGGACCACAAACATCCCCTTGAGTCATATCAGGGGGATTGGTCGTTTTTGAGAACCCTGTTAGTATGCTAAGGTCTATTCTATCTTCGGAAACAGTCGCATGTTCAACGAAGATTTGAAGGGCCTTTTTTTGTTGCATGGAGGTCATGTTCTTGATGTCTTGGTACTTGATCAAGTACTCTTTGATCTGTGCCTTGGAGAAGGATCTCTTCATAGCTTCATGCTTGGCTTCTGCCAGTCTTGCTTGAAGCAGATCACGAGATGCGCTTAGTTCATCTATCTTAGGTTTGATACTTGGGTTATAGCCAGTTTCAGCCACCATATCTATTAGGTTGTTCAATTGTTTCATTGTTTTAGACAGCTCGCCCTCGAGGCGCAGGACTTCGTTCTGCACACTGTCAGATGTGTCAGTGATATAGGCATAGATTCTTTCAACGACGGAATCAATGATAGTAGGGGCAAACATGTGATCATAGAGGGTATCAACGATCTTATCCTCAAGTAGCTCCTTGCGGATCCCTTTTGCGTCACATTGTCTGGTTCTCTTTTTAACATCGCACTCATAATAGTGATAAGTGTCGGCAGAGTCTTTAGATCTTCTGATGGTCTTGCCAACCATCATGGCGCCACATTTCCCGCAGCGGACTTTACTGGATAGCAAATAAACTGTTTTAGCAGTGTTGGCTCCGTTTTTCTTGACGTTGTCTTTCATCTTAGACCTCACCTTCTCAAATTCCTCACCGGTAATGATTGCCGGTACGCCACCTTCGATCCTGATAATATCTGCATCGTCCTTGCTTCGTCTACTGCTGCGCTTGCCATCGTGGCCAACATACTTGACCTTGTTATAGATATAGACCCCTGCGTACTTTTCATTCTTTAGAATCTCATGAAGACTATTCTTACCAAAAGGCTTGCCTTTCTTGGTCGTATACCCAAGATGATTCAGACGTTCCATGATGGCGCTATAGCCATGGCCGTCAAGATACATTTCAAATATGATGCGTATAGAACAGGCTTCATTTTCGTTTATAACGAGTTTTTTGTCAGTTCCGACATTATACCCGAGTGGAGGCGTGCCACCTGTAAATTGAGCCTTGAGCGCTGTCTCAAGCATGCCTTTCATAACTTCGCGGGATAGATTTTTAGAGTAGTATTCAGCCATGCCCTCAAGTACTGATTCTAATATCACAGACTCAGGGCTGTTATCTAAGTTTTCAAGGACAGAGCGAAGGAGTACGCCGTTGTGACGCAGCTGGCGCTTATAAATGGCAGAATCATACCGATCACGGGCGAAGCGATCCAGCTTATGGACAATGATCATGTCAAATAGACCATCCTTGGAGTCCTTGATCATATTCAGGAATCCTGGTCTTTGGTCAGTGGTAGCGGACTTTGCTTCGTCAGTATAGATCCGCACGATATTTATATTATTACGCAAGGAATAGTCATTGATGGCTCTTATCTGGGCATCAATAGACTCTTCGCGTTGGTTGTCTGAGGAATAGCGACAGTAAGCTACTGCATTCATGGAACGCCTTCTTTCTGATGATAATTCAAAACACTATTTCAGCAATGCCCTACAACCACTACCTTCTAACCCTAATCATATGCAACCCATCAGCTCTAACGCTTGCCCGGTAAATCTTATCATCACCTTCAAACATGATCTTCTGTACTCGCATTTCTTTGAATTTCAAAACAGGTAGGTTGGCACTTACAATAGCTTCTAATTCAATTTTAAGTGCTCTCGGCAACAATTGCTGAAGCTCGTATACTGTTTCGGGCTTTAGTGCTATAAACATTTGGTTTGTCCTTTCAATATGTAATTTTTATTATTAAAAGTTTAGGTTGACGATTTTGCTGATGTCAACAAAATCGTCATAGCATATAACGGTATCGTTTTGGTGATGCAAACGATACGATACTACTGATCAAGTTTTGTATAAACCATATTTCTAAAAATAAGGCCAGTAGCAATGCAGTCGCTCATTGCTCTGTGAGATGTTGGTCTGTGAATTTCAAAAAAATCGCATAAAGTATCCAATTTATGATCCATAACGTCGTACTCATAATCAGCATCTCTGTCATATGCTCTATCTGCTTTATAATCATCATACTTTTTAAGCATTTTTTGACTGATTTCGAGCGTGTCAAAGTATTTTCTTTTTGACTCGGTTAAATCAATATTATTGGTGTGTAGAAACTTATAGTCAAAGCTCAAATTGTGGGCGACAACTGGCATAGTTCCAAAAAACTCCTTGAAAGAATCAACGACTTGATGAATAGAAGGAGCGTCTTTTACATGATCATTTGTTATCCCGTTAATATCTGTGATTTCTTCAGTAATAGCGTTTTTAGGTTTGATGAATGTAGTCATGCATTCTACTGGCTCAAACTCTAAAAACTTAACGGCAGCTATTTCGATTATTTCGTCACGCCGTGCGCTTAGCCCCGTTGTCTCCACATCTACTACAATAAAGTTGCCGAATTTATCTCTTGAATCAGAAGGTCGGACCGCGGAGGTCTTAATCTCTGGTATAGGATCGTTGTTTCTAGTCTTATAAATTGGATCATCAACAAGCTTGATGGGAATTAAATCTATGGAGTTTTGTAAATTGACGAAAGGCTGATATTTGGCTCGTAATTTGTCTTTTTTGACTTCATCTTCGATGCGCTTTGCTTCAATTTTGTCAGCTTCTAATTTCGCTATCTCTTTCTCCTTAAGTTCTTGCTTAAGTCGAATTGCTTCAGCTTTATCAATTTCCTTTTGTTGCTGCAAATTTTTAATATATGCCATCTTACTTTGAATGAAGTTACTACCTTGAATAGCTTCAGGTTGAGAAGTTTCATCAATATTCTTATTTGGTTTTTTCAGAAATTTTAGAATAAGTACCCCTGGCACTGCAAAAACTAAAACGATAAACAGAGAGATTAACTCAATAGATCCAATTGCATTTTTTGAGTCAACAACGCCGAATACAAAAGTAAAGCCAAGAAACACAAGCCATAACCAAGCAGCTCCTCTTAAAAGCACTATCAAGAACGCCTTCATAAATCCCTCCACAAGTTTTATTATCCGAACACCTTCATGACCCCTAGAGGGTCAAAATAGATGACGTGATTACCGACTACTGTGCAGACTCCGTATTTTTCATGGTAATAGGCAATAGACAGCTCTAAGTAGGGCTCTGTTACACCCAAGTATTCTGCTGTGGTATATCTATCGTGACAGCCATGATAGTAGCAGGCTATGAGTTGATCAAGAGGTATGAGTTGATATTGCGACCACTTATTGGCCGTTTTTTCTTGTTTTTGGTTGCCTAAGTCACGCTGATTTGTGATGTCGCCAGTGGTGGTGAAGTAGTGCCCAAGTTCTTCGGCTAAGATACAGGCTTTTTCGCTTTCTTTAGAAATAGCTTTGCTGATGCCGATTCGATTGTTTTTACACAGACCCTTTGCCTGTGATGTGAAGTGCTTTTCAATAACAATGATGCCATTTTCCTCTGCGTGGTTCACTAACTTATCATACAACCCCATATTTCACCTATAAATCGTCAAGATCCTTTCTCATTTTTTCAAGTTCTTCTTCTGTTAATTCTGCCTCATTATGAGCTGCGCGGATCTCGAATACTGGGGTGAGCTGGTACCTAGGGATGTGAGTCAACTCTTCAACTCTGCCGATAGCTTCTTTTTTGCCGATGTCATTTAACTTTCTATATTGATCTAGCAATTTAGATTCTCCAATATTGACCGTCGGTTCAACTTTTAAATGTTGTTCAGACTTCTGATCATCGTCCCAACCCATCAAATATGCAGGACTGGTCTTAAGTGCATCGGAAAATTGGACAATTTTAGATTGAGATATGTCGTTTATGCCTTTTTCTATTTTATTTATTGTAGATCGAGATTTATATCCTAAAATTTCGGCTAAATCTTCCTGAGACAAACCAAGAATTTCTCTTCGTTTTTTTATTCTTTCTCCAATTACCATATTACACCTCCACGAATTAAGTATAGTTCTTTGTATTTATTTAATCAACATTTATTAAAAAAATACACAAATATAGTTGACGAATTATCAACAAGATGTTAACATTGGTTTGTAGATAAATAATCAACAACAGAAAGGGGAAACTTAATGACCAACACAGATGCAGTTAGACAATTAATAAAAGAAAAAGGACTTAAATATGGGTTTGTAGCTTCGGAGCTTGGAATAACAACGTATGGGCTACAACTAAAGATAAACAATAAAAATGAATTTAAGTCTGGTGAAATTGCAAGAATGTGTGCAACGCTCGGAATAACAAGTTTAGAGGAGAAGGAAAGAATTTTTTTTGCCAGGATGTAGATTTATAATCAACTTTCATCGATTTATAAAAGGAGGATAGACCATGAAAAACGAGTTTGAAGTGAAAATTTTAATGGACCACAGCACTGTAAAAGAATTACCGGGCGTAATAAAAATTATTCAAAAAACAGAATCTGAGTGCAATGCGACTTGCACCCAGATAGTGGTGGAGTTTAACCTACAGCGTTGAGTTTCAGAAAGGAGAAGGAAAACATGAGAACAGTCAATGGTAAGCCAGTAACAGAATTGAAAGTCGAGATTCACGCAACAACAATTGGTCAAGCAGACGCAGTTATAAAAAGGATCAAAGAAATTGAATCAGAGTGCAATTTGGACTGCACTCTGATCGAAGTTAAATTGATGGACCTATATGCATCGAATCAGTCCATTCCAGAAGAAACACTTGCGTGGATGAAATCGGTTGGCATCTTTGAAATCGGTAAGCCAATGGAGTTTCAGTCTATCCATTCTGACATGATTTATTCTAGGGACTATTTGGCGAATACACCTCTAGAAACACTCATTGAAAAAGAAGTGAAAAACAGAGACTTAAGCCAAGGGAAAGAAAAAACTTTTAATCTTTGAGAATGCGCCAAAGAAGCCGGAGACGCCATCTCTAAAGCGATACTCCATATGAACGATGGCTTCGGTAGTTAAATAGTTTTGATATGCAATATTGTCAGCAGGATTAATCTTTAAAAATCCCAATTTACCAAGTTCAAAACACGCAGCATCTATTAAATCATGACGCTCTTTAGGAAAATACTTTTGCTGTATAGTATGCGAACTTCCGAAAAATTTGGCAACGTGAATTTCTTTACCTGATTTAAGATCTGCCAAATAACTCTTGTAGAGAGTAGACAAAATTTTAGTAGCTAACTTAGTCATTCGAACATCCATATCAATTCCCCCTTTTGATATCAATAATATCAAACGTGGAAGTGACTGGCAAATTAATTAAGGAGGATAGACCATGGAACTTTATAGGACAATAATAAGCATTGACATCAATACCGGAGCAGTTTTATCAAAGCACACCGACCCTGAACCAGTGAAGACGATGCCAGACAACGAGTATATAGAGGGGTTTTTGAATCTTATGACTGGGAAGTCCCTTGAAGAGGTTAAACAGGATGTTTTGAGGATGGGTGAACAGTAATGTTGCCGACATGGGGCATTACGGATGAGGACGAAAAGACCCTGCTTGAGTCCATAGAGATCCACAACAAGTTGGTCCTAGAGGGGTTGGATTGTTGGTGCGAGGATAGGCGGGCAGAGATTCGGTATTTAATCGAAAGGTTGAGGGCTGAGAGGCGGAAGATCATCAAAAAGTATATGTAGATGGAGGTAGTAAGCATGTTTGGATTTAGAAGGAAGAGACCAGATGGACTAAAACTCATGGTCCAAGTACCGGTGAACATAGCAAACAAACTTGGAGGCATAATCAAAGCTGTCGAGATCACAGAAAATGCGCATGGCATTAAATTTGAGCAGATAGAAGTGAAAATCGTATGATGCCATTTGATGACGGAATATTCAATGGCGCAGATCTATTGTTTTGGATGCTGGCAGTATATGTGGGTTATATGTTGATAACTGAGTACTGCAACTATAAAAAAGCAGGAGGGATTCAATGAACAAGAACAAAGCCATAGTCACCAATCTTCGAGAAGACACCATATACGGCGCGTGCCAGTATTGTGGTCAGATGGTAGCACTGCCAGAGAGGGAATACTTCTCAGATGCCGAACAAACCGAAAGCGCAACATACCACTGCAATTGTCCTGAAGCCGGAAAGTATAAGTATGAAAAAGACGCAGCCATGGACAGAGAGTATGCGATTGAAAGAGCATCGGACCACATAGAAACGGTATATGGATCAGGCGCTGAAGCTTATGGCCTTGATTCTGTAGATGAGATCGTAAAAGCACTTATGCTCACAGCTGCCACCATGGTCTATGACAAGAAAATAGTGGCCATCACTATCAATGTCGACCCAGAACTGAAGGTCAAGATATCAAAGTCAGCAAAAGAAAAGCTGGTCTTCACCAGATCAGATGCCGCAGTTATCAAGCGAGAGATATAAGCCATGGCGACTAAAAGACATAAACCATGTTACAACTCAATGATTTCTCCATCTTTTGATATGGAAAGAGAACAGGCATACAACGATCGAATTATAAAAGAGTGCAGTGTTGTAACAGTAAGAAAGATGACACCAGAGGATGAGAAGCTATTCAGTAGCCGACGACTTAACAAGTCCGAGAAGATATCCGGTGTCGCGGGGATAGAGGGATTCGTAAACAATAGGACACGAATAGCCAGGAGCATCGCCAAGACTACTAATCATAGAGGAGGATAAAAGATGGCTGAACAAAAATACCCGAAGTCTTGCGACATCCACGTTAGATTTGGTGCATCTGGAATGGTTAACATTAAGATGATCAAATCAGCCTACATGGTCTATGAAGGAATAAGCGAAAGTGGGAAGTACCACCATTTTCAAAGAGATCAGATACTAACCCCTGAGCAAGTGGCCGCAGAAGTTGCTGATTGCGAAGCTAGACCATTGGAAGTTGACAAAATTAGACCACGGGAAGTTGGTATTAAAAGTGGAATGACTGATTTTACGAGTTCCTTACTTGAGAAGGCAGCCGCCGAAAAAATCAAGGCAGATATGCTCAAAGAGCAGAATGCAAGTGCGCCTTCAGGCAGAGCACATGTAAAATCCGAAGCTAAAAGCAAAGAAGACAAGCACAAGCCAGTTGAGTATCAAGAAGGCCAAGTCAGTTGCTTGTGAGGTTGGTAGAGGGATGAGGGAGGTATCTAGCACATGATCATGAATAAGAAGGTTCTCACGGATATTTTAAGAGAAACAGGTGGTTGTCCTAAAGAATATGGGCTTAAGGAGCTTGAATGCAGCGACGGGCGGACTGATATAAACTGCACTAAGTGTTGGGACAAAGCGACTGAGAATGTTGAAAGAATAGAATTAGAAGGTTAAAGGATGGCAGAGAAATTCAGACCAGTATTAAAGTACCCGGGCAGTAAATGGCGTATAGCTCAAGAGATAGTCAACCTACTGCCAGAGCATAGAACTTATGTCGAACCATTCTTCGGAAGCGGTGCAGTACTCTTCAACAAACCAAAGAGCCGCATTGAAACTGCAAACGATATGGATCTCGATGTTGTGAATCTTTTCAAAGTCATTCGAGATCATTCTATAGAGTTGGCCAGACTTGTAGAAATGACACCATTTGCACGTTATGAGTATGATCAAGTATTTGAAAACGCGCTGGATCCCTGCAATGAAATTGAAAAGGCAAGACGGTTTTTAATAAAGTGCTGGATGGGCCATGGCTTCCGGACAAATGGATACAAAGTTGGTTGGAAGAATGATGTCCAAGGGCGCGAGAGGTCATACGCTCTATGGAACTGGACTAGGCTGCCTGAATGGGTCCTTGCGTCGGTTGATAGGTTAAAAGAAGTCCAGATAGAAAATAGACCAGCTTTAGAAATAATAGAGCGATACAACTATGAAAACGTCGTCATCTACGCAGACCCTCCTTATATGTTGGGTACCAGGACTGCAAAACAGTATAAGCATGAAATGGTTGATGATGATCATATAGAGCTTCTTGAAGCATTAAAGAAACATAAAGGCCATGTGTTGTTGTCTGGTTATGAAAGCGATCTATACAATTCGATGTTAGAGGGTTGGCACTTAATCAGAATGGACGGATATGCAGAGTATGTAGGGACCCACGGGCGCGAAGAGTGCTTATGGATGAATTTCAGGCCTAGTGTTAAGATAGGGATGTTCTAGAGGAGGACCAATGTACGAAGAAATAGTAGCTGATAACTTCGCAGGTGGCGGTGGTACCACTACAGGCATTGAAATGGCAATTGGCAGATCAGTAGATATAGCTATCAATCACGACCCAGATGCAATAGCCATGCATAAGACCAACCATCCCAAGACAAAACACTATTGTGAATCCGTTTGGGATGTAGATCCCATTGAAGCATGTGCAGGAAGGCCAGTGGCCTTGGCGTGGTTCTCTCCTGACTGCAAGCATTTTAGCAAAGCAAAGGGTGGCAAACCAAAGGATAAAAACATTAGAGGATTAGCATGGGTGGCTGTTAAATGGGCGAAGCTAGTAAGGCCAAGAGTGATCATGCTAGAAAACGTAGAGGAGTTCAAGACATGGGGACCGCTGCTCGATGATGGAATGCCAGATGATACAAAGAAGGGTCAAACCTTCGAGCATTTTGTAAAGCAACTCAGAAAGCTTGGTTATGTCGTTGACTGGCGAGAGCTCAGGGCCTGTGACTATGGTGTTCCTACCACTCGCAAAAGATTCTTCTTGATCGCAAGGTGTGATGGATCGCCCATAGTATGGCCAGAGCCGACTCACGGAAAGCCAGAAGCTCATGAAGTAAAAGCTGGACAGATGAAACCATGGCGAACCATAGCTGAATGCATCGACTGGACCATCCCCTGTAAATCAATATTTGGTAGGAATAAGCCTTTGGTTGAAAACACTATGAAGCGCATAGCAAGAGGCCTTGAAAAATTCGTATTGAATGATCCTAAGCCCTTCATCGTGAGAATTGGTCAAACTGGTTTTGGAGGTGACAATCTAAGCTATTCGCTAGATCAACCACTCACGACAGTAGTTTCAAAAGCAGAGCATCTTCTAGTGGCGCCTTATCTGATCCAGTACCATACAGAGCAGAACAATGAGAGCACCAGAGGTCAAAATATCGAAGAGCCAATAATGACAGTAGACAGCTCGAATAGGTATGGTTTAGTTGCAGCATTTATCTCAAGGCAATTCGGTGCATCAACCGGACATAAAATAGAGCATCCTCTAGGCACACTAACATCTGTAAACAAATCTCAGTTTGTGATGGCCTTCCTCACAAAATACTATGGCACCGCAGAGAACGGCCAACGGCTAAACGAACCACTTCACACCATAACAAGCAAAGATAGGTTTGGATTGATCACTTACCATGGGGTAGATTATCAAATCGTCGATATCCGTATGAGGATGCTGGTACCTAGAGAGCTATTCAATGCATCAGGGTTTCCGTCTACATACATCATAGATAAGGATTTTTTCGGAAACTCATATCCAAAGTTCAAGCAAGTCGAAAGAGTCGGCAATGCAGTAAACCCACAAATACCGGAAGCGCTGGTCAGAGCAAACTTGCCAGAGATGTGTCCTGGTACTGCGGAGATGATTGCTTAGAGGAAAGGAGATCAAATGAAGGAATACGCGCTTTATAAAGGTGACAACCTCATCAGCACAGGAACGGTATTTCAAATAGCACAAGCGACAAAGACCAAGTACGAGACCCTAATGTTTTATAAGACACCTACTTATATGAGAAGGCTTGAAAAGAGATCCTTCTCACGAAATGCTAAGGTGCTGGTGGCTTTGGATGACTAATCGATGGAGGAACTTAAATGACTAAGGTATATATAGCTGGTAAAATCACCGGCCTAACAGATTTCAAAGAGAAATTTCAAGCAGCTGAAGATTGGTTGAAGAAAAGAGGGCACATAGTCATGAACCCAGCTATCCTTCCTAGTGGGTTTGAGTATGAAGAGTATATGGCGATATGCTTCGCCATGATTGATGCCTGTGACGTGGTGTGCATGCTCATTAACTGGGCTGACTCACCAGGAGCAACGAGGGAAAGGACTTATGCCATTGAAAGTGGCAAATTGATCGCTTATCAAGAATGGAAGGTGCCCAATGAAACTATCTAGCGTCGACGCGAAAGCCTTAAAAATGTATCATCATGATCTTTCAAAGTTGTTTGCCAAACTCGAAAAGAAGATAGCTGATGACAATATCAAGCGTCAAAAGGCTATTGAGTCAGCTTGCAATGAGTATTCTTCCGAAGAAGAGATCCAGAATGCATGGGGTTATGCCTTTATAACTGCAGCTGAAAGAGACCGACTCCTTAAGATAATGTGGGATGCAGACGGAGAGCGAGAAGACATGGCTTTGCTGAAGTATAGAAAGATGCTTGCTAAGGATATTAGGAGCATTAAAGAAGAAATGGAGGAGGCGAATTCATGATTCTTAAATGGAAAGAGGATGTCATAGATTGGATCAAAGAATCTGATTTTACAGATTGGTTGACGCTACTAGGAATTTTGATAGTACTCGTTGTCCTTGTTGCTCTCATAGGCGTAATTGCTCACCAGGTAGATATGGCTCTTCATGCTGAAAAAATACCTGTCGAAGCAGAAGTCACAGACAAGAGGTTTTACACAACAACTTACACAACCACAGTCAATAAAATCACTCAATTTCATATTCAAGAGCATTATGCTGTTGTCTTGAAATTCAAAGATGTAATATCTGAAATTGATAACCATAAGCTTTATAACAAAGTCAAAATTGGTGACAAAGTAGACTGTATTCTTAGGATTTTGGAAAAGAAAGACGTGATCTATAAAGATATTGTTTTGCAGAATGAGTAGAAAGAGAGGTCAAGTAAATGCATGAAAACTGTTTAAACTGCAAACACGCGGAGAGCATTGAATTTTGTGAAACGATAAAAATTTGCACATGTCCACGGAGTGGTTGTTATAGTACCGACGTCACTGAATTTGAGTGGTGTAATCAATGGGAGCAAAGCGAGGATAACCAATGATCATAATCAAACTAATCGCAGATAGAAAGCCACACGAGTGCACCCTTTGTCCACTTGCAGACAGCATCAGAAACAGATTGAGGTGTGGTGAGTTAGTCACCGTTGATCACGGCGGTGGATACACTAGTAGGAGCATGGTGCCTGATAATAGGTGTTTGGTGGAGGTGAGCTCATGAACGCACTACAGATCAAGGACACCTACACTAAAAGGCTAGAGCGTTTAAAAATGGATATTCAGGTCTATGAAAGTTCAAACATTCAAGAACTTAGAATCGCGGTACCATCACTAAAAGCCGAGATTGAGACTATAGAAATCATTCTACAAGCTATCGAAAAGCAAATGCCGATGAAAGCATCGTTTGAGTATGACGACGAATTCATTTGCCCAGCTTGCGGGCACGAAGATGATGGATACGATGTGAAGAGATTGAAAGTTTGTCCAGAGTGTGGGCAGACGCTAGATTGGGGTGTGTGATGCAAGGATCATGGAACGTAACATCTCAATTCATTGGCGAAACAAAGATGTTTGCTGTTTATAGGCTTCGAGATACAAATGCTGTTGATCATTCGGGCAATAGAGAATTCGCTTCTGAATACTTAGTTGATAGAGGAGAAGCTGAGTCTATCGCCAAGGGACTAAACGAAAGTGAGGAGACTTGAGGATGAGCAAAGTGCACGCACTCAAAATTGATCCAGAACACTATAAGGCAATAAAGGACAACACAAAGAATTTTGAGATTAGGTACAATGATCGAAATTATCAAACTGGCGACCAATTAGTCCTTCACGAATACAATCGGGATTCCCATCAATTCAGTAATGAAAAACCGATTGAAGCGGTTGTAACATATTTGATCACAGAAAGTCAATTCCTTAAACCAGGGTATGTGTGCATGGGAATCCGAAGGACTGACAATCTGTTGGTTTTTGCTGATAACTCGGACGAAATTGAGCAAAGGCTTGAAGCGTACATCCAACAAGAAAAAAAGGAAGAGCGTGAGATAGAGATAGGCCAAGCGGTTTTGGAACTGATTGAAAAAGGACACATTGTTTATCTTAGAAACCTAGAGGATGTTGCAGGCATTATTCAATGGTCCAAGAAAGAGAGGGCATTTGAATGACAGATAAAAAGACTTGGGAAGAGTTTCGTGAGTGTGGCATGCTTTGGTGGATCAATATGATTCTCCATACTTTTGGGTGGGCCATCGTTTTAGCTTTTGAAGATGGAGTTGTTATTGATTCATATCCCGCAAGAGTAAAATATAGAGGATTTTCAGAGGATGCGAATACTAAAGGTTATATCAAAGTTTCAAAATATATGGTAGATCACAACCAAGTACTTAATGATGAGGCTAAATCATGATTATTTGCGTAGGCGGAGGGGCTGTTGGTTCATTAAAAGCATTTAATCAACTTCGCATCGATTTTGAAGAAGCCGCGAAACGTGCAGCGGACTTTCTATCATCGGTATTCAATAAGATCTCTTCTTATATAGAAGAAAAAAATCAAGATCCAGAAAGAATCAACAGAAATGAAGGCTTTAAGGCACTTATTGATGAGTATCAAGCCAGGTGCATTATGCACCTAAAACAGTACAACGTATCCTATGCAATGGGGCTTTACCATAAAGCCAGAAATACATGTTGATAGAGGGGGATAAGCGATGCAAGTATTATCGATCACATTATCAGATAAGGACCGTGGTTTCAGGGAAACATTAAGAATCGAGAGGGAATCAGTCATAGATCTTCACGAGAGGATCATTGCAGATTTTAAAAGGGAGATGAGATTTGAAGCGGAAGACGAAGCGGTGGAGTGTAAAACAGACGAAGCGCACTTCGCTCGAATTATTGCAGCCACCAAAGCGATTGCCAATATTGGAGTAAATTATTTAGGTACGGAAATCGAGGAACCAGTAGAAGGACAATCCGAAGCAACATCAAGTAAGAAGCCCACCAAGCACAGAATCCCAAAGGTTAAAGCAATCAATTGCCACGGGTGCGGTGATATTATAGTAGGAAAATTTGAAACTGGTGATCTGTTTGAGTGCAGAAACTGCAATTCTACACAAACCATAGAGGATATATTCGACTTTGGTGAGTATAATTGCACGTGCTGCGGAACTAGCGCCTATTTGGGCCTCACATCAGAATCATATGAGTATGTGACCTGCAAGCAATGCCAGGCGCCAATTGATATGGTGTGGCACCCTAAAGATAAGAAGTATGTCAGCATGAATATGATAGGACACTAAAGCTGTCCACGAATAACAACATAGAATAACGCCTTGCATACCATAAAACAGTGTGCAAGGCTCTGCTGTATCACCGACGCTCGGAGGCGTTTTTAGAGCTTGTAATAGGTATTATCTTATCAACCACATGATCAATACGAACTATCTAGATATAAAAATAATGACTTACATATCATCAAGGGGGACTCACATGGTGGAGCAAAAGAAAGGTTACACAATACCAGACTGTGAAGAGCTATACCTGATCAACCTAGAAGACAATCAAGAAGAGCGCATAGAATCTCTCAGAGATAAAGACATCATGAAGTATCGCATCAAGACAATCAAAAGTGGTGAGATGTTAGAGTGTGAAATATATCCTCTCTGGATCACTAGCAAGAGGGGCAAGCGAAAAGACAAAAAGAACTCAACAAGACTTGCTCAAAAAAATCTGAATGATAAAAACACCAAGAAGAACATCATCCGGTTAACAAATACAAATTTCACCAGTGAAGACATATGGGCCACTTTCACTTATGACAAAGAGCACCTTCCTGAAGATGATGATCAAGCCAATAAGAATATGCAAAATTATCTGAGACGGGTCAAACGGTATATCAAGAAGAATGACCTTCCGGATCTAAAATACATTTACGTGACAGAGTATGAGGACGATGAGAAAAAGGGCAAAAAAAGAGTCCATCATCACATCGTCATGAATCTCAGAGACAGAGATGCTGCGGAAAAGATATGGGACAAAGGAGGCAGGACCCATTCAAGAAGATTACAGCCAGATGATTATGGCCTTGAGGGATTAGCCAGGTATATCACCAAGGATCCTAAGAGCTCAAAGAGATATACCACAAGTAAGAATCTCATTAAGCCGACAGTCTCTATCGCAGATAGCAAGATGACCCGGAAGAAAGCCGAGAAGATTGCCAAGAAGCCAGACATGGCCAATGACATATTCCAGAAGCTCTATCCAAACTATCAGTTCAAGGATCTCAGCATCAAATACAGCGATTTCGTCAGTGGCGCCTATCTTTATGTGAGGATGAAGAAGAGCAAACCGATCCACAAAGGCAAGAAGCCAAATAAGAGAAACGAGGGACCAGATGTATCAAAATCTATTTCCGCCAGGTAGTGAGAGCAATGAGCAAATGAGTTTATTCAGATGGGCTGCCTATAACACCGGTGCTTATCCTGATCTGCAGTGGATGTATCACATACCCAATGGCGGGAAGAGGAACATCACCACTGCAAAGCGATTAAAAGCCGAAGGGGTTAAGCCGGGTGTGCCTGATATCTGTTTGCCGGTACCCAAGGGATCATACCATGGGCTTTACATCGAGATGAAGGCAGGGAAGAACAAAGCAACTAAGCTGCAGGAAGAGTGGCTGATTGCTCTTAGCAACAATGGTTATTCAACAGCGATCTGCTATGGGTGGGAAGAGGCAGTAGGCGTCATAAAGAGATATATGGATCAAAAGGGTTAGCTAAAACACATTAAGTATCAAGGGGGATGCATGAAACGAACTGATCAACAGTGGGCCAACAGAAAGGTCATCGAAGTGGAACTTAGAAATTACAAGAAATCAGTCAGGGACATTCGAAATATGAGGGATGATATTTTAGAGTGTGGATATGGGGCAAGCAAAGACACCGGAGAAGCAATGAGAATAAGCACCGAAAAAAGGGCTATCAGGCTCATGACTTCTCCTGCCTTGAAAGAGCTTGAGAGACGAGTGGAAGCAATAAAATACATGATTGATTTCCTAGAAGCTCAGGAGGAACAAGGGAAGATCAAATTTTTGAGAATGAAGTACTTTGACAATCAATTTACTGACTTTGGCATATGCCAGCAATTGAATATCAGCAGACCAACCTATTTCAGATGGCGTGAACAAATAATCAGTTTGGTTGCCGAAAGACTAGGGTTTGAAGTGTGAGAATAACATGAGACTTTTTGGCTATACTTTTGTGTTATTATGATAGCGTAATAACCCGACCACGACATTGGCCGGGTTATTTTTATACCAAGAAAGGGGTGTCGTATGGCTGCCAGTAAATGGCCCGAGATAAAAGCTAGATTCTATGAAATTGAAGCAATGCTTAAGAAGGGTCTGGCAGAACATCAGATCTTTAAAAACCTAGGTATTGGGAAAACCACGTGGGAATCTTACAAGCATAAATACCCCGAACTTAAAGAGCTACTTAAAAAGGGCAGAGCATCAAATATCAAAGAGGTTGAAAATGCTCTATACAAAGCCGCTACGGGATTTTATTATACGGCACAAGAAGTGATTAGAATAAAAGATGGTCCAGGTAAGGAGCGCATCGAGGTGGTCCAAGTCACTAAATTCAAACCACCAGATACAGCGTCAATGATCTTCTTCCTGAAGAACAGAGACAAGATAAACTGGAGCGACAACCCGCAAATGAACGAGATTAAGCGCGAAGAACTTGACCTCAGGAAGAAAGATTTAGAGTTCAAGGGTTGGTGATGTAGATGGCTAAACACGTAGTGCTGAATGTGTTCTATGCAAGCGACAAGTGGCGCAATTTACGCCTGCAGCTCATTGCAGAACGAGGTTTAATCTGTGAGTACTGCCACGAACGCGTCGTCCACGCTAACGAATTAACACTGCATCACATAATAGAGTTGACACCTCAGAACGTCAAGGACGCCACAATATCTCTTAACCCGAATAATCTGCTTTTGGTGCACAACAAATGCCACAACAGGATTCACAAGCATGCGGCAGTAGTAATCGAACGCAAGGTCGTTATAGTTTACGGTCCACCTTTATCAGGCAAGAACACCTATGTTTATAAGCACAAAGCGCCAGAGGATTTGATCTTAGACTATGACCTGTTATTCATGGCCATGACAGGACAGCAGCTGTACAACAAGCCTAAAGAGTTGTTCCCTAACGTCATGGCAGTGCACAACATGCTCATTGATCACATCAAAACAAGATATGGCAGATGGCAGACTGCTTGGGTTATCGGTGGATATGCTGATCACTATAAGCGAGATAAGATGCAATCAGATCTTGGAGCAGAGCTGGTGTTCATGGACGTGAGCAAGCAAGAATGTTTAGCAAGATTAGAAAATGACTCTCAGCGCAAGCAACACGAGGCCGAATGGACTAAATATATAAACAAGTGGTTCGAGATGTACACAGAGTGAGTAGCTATAGCCCCCCGGCTTAGATTTATTTTAAACCTAAGGGCAACCGGAATAGGGTAGCTCCGTTTCACACAAGGTCAAAAATTTGAAATTGTCGGGAGGTTTTTGGAGAAATGCTGAATCAAAGCGAGTATCAGAAAGAACGGGTGAAGTTGACCAAATTATTTGAGTCTATTGAGCCAGAAAAAGCAGAGCTCGTTGCAGGCCTGATAGATGACGCTGCATTCCTAAAAGCTGAAAACACCGCACTTAAACTGCTCATGGCTGAAACTGGAATGATTAAGATTCATCCAACCAACAAAGACATGCAAAAGCCACTTGAGACGTCAAAGCAGTACTTAAGAAACGTCAACAGCTATGCGGTTATAATCAAGACCTTGAACAGCGTCCTAGCGAAGAACGCCATAGAGGAGGACGATCCGTTTGATGACTTCGTTAGAGAGCACCAAGAACGCTCAGGCAAAGTATAGAATTCAGAACTTAAAAGAGCGTTTCCCTGGATCGTACTTGATTGAATATTACGAAATGACCATCGATGGCGACATTGTTATAGGCCAAGAGCTATTGAAACAGCTCGAAAACTTACTCGATGACCTAGATAATCCAGAGTATATTTTCGACAGATCAGATGCAGACTTCCGGATTGACTTTATAGAGCGGTTTTGCAAGCACACAAAAAGCCCATTTTACGGAATGCCATTCCTTCTCGAACTATGGGAGAAGGCGCTCATAGAAGCTTTTTACAGTTTCAAATGGACCGATACAGGCCTCAGAAGATTTAAAAAGCTGATTCTTCTGATCGCAAGGAAGAACGGGAAATCAACAATATCGGCAGCTATCGCCTTAACAGAATTCATGATAGGCGGCGGTGGCGTAGACGTAGTTTGTAGCTCAAACGACGATGCCCAGGCAGACATCATATTTCAAGAAATAGATAATATGCGCGAGCGCTTTGATCCAAAAGATAAGCGCACCCGAAAGAACCTCAAAGGGATTTTCAACAAAAAGAACAAAAGTACTATCAAGAAGTTGTCAGACCGAACCAGGAACAAAGAAGGCCGAAACATTGACGTTGGGATCCTTGATGAAGTGCACGAAATGAAAACCAACACCATAGGGAAGTCCATCGAGCAGTCGCAAAGCACCAAGGACGAACCAATCATGATATTGATAACCACAGAAGGGTTTGTCATGGATGGGTACCTCGATGATGAGCTGAAATACGCAAGACAAGTTCTTAGCGGTGACATAGAGGATCAAACTCTATTGGTGTGGCTTTATACACAAGATAGCGAAAACGAAATATGGCAAGATGAGAACTCGTGGCAAAAGAGCAATCCTAGTCTTGGGCTGATCAAGAAGCCGAAGTTTCTAAAAGACCAGCTCAAGAAAGCTAAGCACATAAAAGCAGAGCGCATGTTCACATTAGCCAAGGACTTCAACATCAAGCAGAACAACGCTCAGGCATGGCTATTGGAGTCAGAGTATACAAACACCTCGACGTTTAACATTGATGACTTGAGAGGGGCAGTGGGAATAGGAGGCGTTGACTTATCTGAGACAACAGACCTTACATGTGCAAAGGTCATGGTCATGAGACCAGGAAGCCAGACTAAATACATCATCACTAAGTATTTCATCCCAGAGGCAAAGATAGAAGCTGGAGAAATAGAGGATAAGAAGAATTATCTCGAGTGGGCACGACAAGGACTTGTCGAGGTGACTCCAGGAAACGAAAACGACTTCGCAAAGATCACGGCATGGTTTGTAGAGCTTTATAAGACATTCGGAATCAAGATATACAAAGTCGGATATGACAACGCCCTCGCAAAGTTTTGGGTTACCGAAATGTCTGACAAAGGATTCGACATGGAGCGCGTCAACATGGAAAAGAAAATCCTTTCACAGCCCATGAAGCTTGTTGAAGCAGATTTAAAAAGCGGATTGATCAACTACAACAACAACCCCATTGACCGTTGGTGCCTTGGCAACACGGCAATCAAGATAGACGGCATCGGGTTGATCATGCCGATCAAAGTCAACGACACAAAAAACCGCCGGATTGACGGGGCGCTGGCGCAGATTATATGCCATGCGGTTTACACCCGGTTCAGGACCGAGTATTTAAGTTATGTGAGGTAGGTGAGAAATGGGACTAAGAGAAATATTAAGCTCTTTCGGGCGAAAGCCCAAGCCGGCGGATCGTTACGCAAAGTTTATGGAGGGTTACTCGCCAATCTTTACCCAGTTTGGGACAGACATTTACGCCTCAGACATTGTGCAGGCAGCAATCGACTGTATTGCGACAGAGGTCAGCAAGCTACAACCGAGACACGTCCGGCAGGTGAGTGAGGACAAGATCGACATAGTCAAAGGACCAATCAACAGGCTGCTAAAGATAGCACCAAACGAAATGATGACCACTCGCGACTTCTTGGAGAAGGTTATCTGGCAGCTGTTCTTAAATTATAACGCGTTTATCTATCCGACGTATCGGATCACAACCACACCGACAGGAACATCAAGAGAATACACAGGATTCTTTCCGCTCAATCCTTCGATTGTCGAGTTTATTCAGGACGACGCCGAAAGGTTGTTTGTAAGATTTACATTTGCAAACGGTGACAAATTCACGCTGGCTTATGCAGACGTGATCCACCTTCGAAAGAGGTACAGCGTCAACGAGATTATGGGCGGCGGTATAAATGGCCAACCAGACAACGCGGGCCTGATCAAGATGCTAGAGACGGACAACATTGTCATCCAAGGTTTAGGCAAGGCTGTCAAATCCAGCTTGGCCCTTCGCGGTATTGTCAAGATAAACACAATGTTAGATGATGCCACACAGCTTGCAGAGCGTCAGAGGTTTGAAACGGCCCTAGAGAAATCAAAGAGTGGCATCATGGCCCTTGATTTAAAAGGCGATTACATCCCGCTGCAAGTGGATCCTAAAATGATTGACAAGGACACGATGCAATACATCCAAGACAGGATCCTGAATAACATCGGCGTATCAGCTCCGATCCTTTACGGCAAGTTTAGCGACGAAGATTATCAGGCGTTCTACGAAAAGACACTAGAGCCTATAATCATTAGCCTTGGTCAGGCGTTCAGCAAGTGCCTATTCACACCAAGAGAGCTGGACACCGGGAACGAAATAGCGTTCTACCCTCAAAAGCTATTATTCACTAACATAAAGAACAAGCTGGCCGCTGCTGACATCCTAGGAAATCGCGGAGCGCTGACAAACAACGCGCTGCTCGACATATTTGGTTATCCGCCGTATGAAGGCGGACATGTCCGGCTTGTCAGTTTGAATTATGTCGACGTGAACATAGCGAATGATTACCAGATGTCAAAAGCCAAAACGGCGGCATATGGTGCGGACATATTAACGCCGAAAGGAGATAAAAAAGAAGATGACCAAGTCCCAGACGAACAAACAGAAGATTGACGCCATGCCTAAAGAGCAGACGATCACCAGAGCTTATGCCGTTGAAGATTTCAAAGCCCAAGCCAATGAATCCGAAAACAAAATTATCGGACATGCTTCAGTGTTTGGCCGGATGACAAACATCGGCGGGTGGTTTAACGAGATCATCGAGCGCGGGGCATTTGATGCCGCAGACCTCACAGACGTGTTTTTATTTGTTAATCACGACATGACAAAGATCCCCCTTGCAAGATCAAGAAGAAACAACGGCAACAGCACAATGACGCTGTCAATCGACGAGATCGGCCTCATGACAGATGCAACGCTCGACGTTGAAAGAAACACCGAGGCAAAGAATTTATACAGCGCTGTGGACCGTGGGGACATTAGCGGTATGTCGTTCAGCTTCAGGATTAAAGAGGACAAGTGGGAAAATCTCGACTCCGACATGCCAACCCGTCGGATCACAAAGATTGCCAAGGTTTACGAGGTAAGTGCGGTTAATATGCCCGCTTATATAGACACAGACATCAACGCCAGAGACCAGGCAGCGTTGGAGAACGCAAGGCACGCGCTGGAGAGCGCGAAAGAGCTGGAGAGCTCAGAGAGCAGCATCGAAGTTTTAAGATTAAGAAATCAAATACTATCGAAAGGTTAAAGGTGAACCCATGAAAGACAGACTCAAGAAATTACTTGCTCAAAAAGAGCTCAGAAAAGCGGACCTTATCGCAAGATCGTCAAAATCAGAGGACGTCACAGAGCTTAGAGGTATTAACACAGAGCTCGAAGGCTTAAACGGTGAGATTGCCGAGCTTAGAGGCATGATCGAAGGCATAGAAGCAGAAGAAGCGGCAGCCACAGTAGCAGCAGCACAAGAAGGCGAAAACAGATCGGCAGCTTCACCAATTGGTGGCGGTCGTATTGTTGCAGCTTACGGAGTCGGCAAAGCGGCTGGCGTTGATGTAAGATCCGAAGAGGATCCACGCGGAACGATGGAGTATCGAAAAGCGTTTATGAATTTTGTTCTTAGAGGCGTAAGAAGCGAAGCTCTTGAAATGAGAGCCGATGCAACAGCTGCAACATCGGACATTAGCGCGATCATCCCATCAACAATCATGAACAAGGTTGTCGAGAAGATGGCAGACTTTGGTCGTATCTTTGCAAGAGTCACAAAGACAAACGTCAAAGGCGGCGTGTCTATTCCGATTTCATCCGTCAAGCCAACCGCTTCATGGGTTAGTGAAGGTTCTGTCTCTGAAAAGAAGAAAATGACCATCACTGGATCAATCGTTTTCGGTTACAACAAGCTACAGGTCCGCGTTGCTGAGACTCTTGAAGCTGATACCGTATCTCTTGCATTGTTTGAGAACCTTATCGCTGCAAACATCAACGAGGCAATGGTCGTGGCAATGGAAGAATCAATCATGAATGGCGATGGCACTGGCGAGTTCTTAGGAATCACCAAAGACACAGGCGTCCCAGCTGATCAGATCATTGAAGTTGACACAACCAAGCTTGGAGAGTACGACCTCTGGACTGCACTTCTTGCGAAGATGCCTAGAAAGTACAGAAACGGCGCTGTCATCATCTTGAATGATGCAGACTTTAACAAGTACATTGTCGGTATGGTTGACGCCAATGGCCAGCCAGTAGCTCGCGTGACTTATGGCCTTGATGGCACACAGTCAGAGAGATTCCTCGGCAAAGAAGTTATTGCCGTTGAGGACTACATCGATACGGTAGACGGCGCAGCAGCAGGCGACGTTTTCGGCGTTATTGTTCGTCTTGAGGACTACATGATCAACAGCAATATGCAAATGACTTTCCGTCGCTACTTTGACGAGAACACAGACGAGTGGATCAACAAGTCTACAGTCATTGCAGACGGTAAACTTGCCGACAAAAACGGCGTCGTGATTTTGAAAAAGAAATAATGGAGGTTGACCCATGACAACAGCCGAGCTTTTAATTGAGTGTAAAAAGGGGCTAAACATACCAGAAGAAACAACGGCCTTTGACGGCGTGTTGACACAAAAAATTCTAGCGGTTAAGAATTACGCTAAGAACGCTGGTGTTGTAGACGCACAGCTTGACACGGATGCAGGTGTTGGTTTAATCGTCATGGGTGTAGCTGACCTTTGGACATTACAGGCTGGCGAGGCTAAGTTCTCGCCCGCTCTTAATGTCATCATGACGCAACTCGCTTGCAAAAGCATCCCAATCACAGAATAGGAGGACCGAGGATGTATCCTTACAACCATAGAAAAGGCCAGACCATACAATCAGACGCAGGCGTCGCAGTAGATAGAGCTTTTCTTGCTCACTACAAGGTGCTCGCAGCTGACGCGGTAGCAACAAGCAACACCGCAGTGCATGCAGCGGTTACGCTTGGCGCAGCAGCTCAGGATGTAACGACAGAGATCGTTAACCCAGCAACACCACGCAGCCTTATCATTAAGGGCAACGCCGCATTGATTGCCGGCAACGTCGTTATTGAGGGCACAAACTACGCAGGCGCAGTGATTACCGAAACAATCGCGCTAAACGCAGCCAATGCCGTCGAGGGCTTAAAAGCATTTAAAACCGTGACAAAAATCACGCTCCCAGCAAAGACAAACGGATCCGGCGACACGGTGTCCGTTGGATTTGGTAACAAATTAGGCTTGCCTTATAAGCTCGCTCACAACACCGTACAGGACGCTTATTTGGACAACGCCAAAGAGGGCACAGCGCCAACCGTAACGGTAAGCGCAACAGTTCTCGAAAGTAACACCTTCAAATTAAACAGCGCCTTAAACGGCAAGGACGTCGACCTTTATTTGATGGTATAAGGCCATGTTTACACCAGCAGCAACACAGCTCACATCAATCATAAGGCTTAAACACAGAACACAGACCTTAGTCAACGGTCAGCCTAAGAATGATTATATTGACGACGACATCCCAATCCACTTATGCGAGTTTAAACCGTTTTATGGATCGGAAGCCGTGCAAGCTGGACAGATGGGCATCACAGACGGCGGGACGCTGACGATGTGGTACACTCCAGGGGTTAAATTCTCGGACCGCGTACTGCTAAACGACGACCCCGACCTCGTCTATGATGTCCAAGGCGTCGAGAACGTAGGCAACCGAGGGATGTGGCTTGTGCTAAAGGTCAAACGGGTGGTGACGCCGTAATGGGAGCACCAAGAGTGCAGATTAAATTCACCGGCCTTGAAGAGCTCGTCGAAAGGCTAAAAAAAGCCGAGGCAAACATCGACGAGATCATCGAGGAAGCGGTCACGGAAAGCGCGAAAGTTGTATTTGATGACGTGAAAGCATGGGCCGAAAAGCACAAGCGGACCGGTCAAGTGCTGGAAGGAGTCAACGCAACGCCAGTTAAAAACGTTGGAGGCAATATATACGCCTGGGTAGGAATAGACACAAGAAAAAGCCCCAACTCATGGCACGCGGTGTTTGTCGAGTACGGCACGCCAAGAAACGCAGCTGACCCCGGCATATCAAACGCCTTTAAAAAGAACAGAGCAAAGATTAAGAAGATTCAAGAGGACGTCATCAAACGCCGAGGAGGGCTCTTATGAACACATACGAGAAGATATATGAGGCTTTGAGCCCTTCCGGTTATCCGATCAGAGAGCAAGGGGCCTATGGCCCAAGCGAGACGCTTCCGGACAGCTTAATCACCTACCAAATATTAGACCAACCCGACACAGCACACGCGGACAACACACCACACGCCATGATGTCTTATGTCAGGATTGCAGTTTACAGCACGGACCCCGTTGTCGTCCAGAGCGCGGATCAGCTTCTCAGGACGCTTCTTATACCCGACGGATTTCTAAGGGCTGGAGGTCGAGGGCTACCCTTTGACAGCGACACGGGACATTATGGTTATATCAGCGAATACAGAATTTATGAGGAGGTATAGAGCATGGAGAAAAAATATGGCGAATTTATCGGCGTAGATAACCTCGTTTATGCCCTTTTAACTAAGGACGATTCAACAGGTTACACAGCCGGCACGCCTAAAGTTTTGGCGCCTGCTGCAGAGGTGGCCGCTGCCGCCACCGTCAACAAGTTGACGACGTACTATGACAACGTGGCTTCGAACACCTACGTTACAGAGGGAGAGACTGAAATCAAAGCAGTTGTGGCCAACATTGACGCCAAAGCAATGGCCGAGATTCTAGGCAAGTTCTTTGATGTCACAACAGGCCGCGTTATTGATGCCGGATCAGCTAACCCGCCAGCATGCGCCTTGGGCTTTAGATATAATATGGGGTCGTCAGGCTACCGATATTATTGGTTCCTTCACGGCACATTTGCAGGTGGAGAAGAAGCAGCAACAACCAAAAAGGATGACGTTGACGTCAAGAATTACGAGTTGACATTCACAGCAGTGCCAACAGACTACAAATTCACAGTTGACGGCAAACTTTCACAGGTTAAGCGCGTATTCGGTGACACCGCCGAGGCGTCGTTTGATCCTACGGGATGGTTTACTCAGGTTCAGATTCCAGGAGCCGTGGCACCGTCAGCAATCGCGCTTTCGACTATCGTCCCAGCGGACGGAGCGGCATCGGTGGCCAGATCATCGACAATCGTCCTCACGTTCAACAACAAGATTGCAAGCGAGTCAATCAGCCTTATCAATACAACAAGCGGCGACACGGTGGCCTTCACCAAGTCGTGGGATACTACCGGGAAGATCCTCACCCTTACGCCAAGTTCAACAATGGCAGCAACAACAAAGCATGTTGTTGCAGTCAACGGCGTGACGGACATTTATGGACAGGTCCTCGCAGCATCAGGAAAAGATTTCACAACCGCAGCTTAATGACAGCGGTCAGGGCGGCTTGATAGGCCGCCCTTTTTAAAAACCTAGGGAGGGTTGAGTCATGAAAGTATTAAACATCAAGTTAAACGGTAAGACCTACTTATCAACAAAAATAACCATGCACAGCACAAAAGAAGCGCTCCGGATCCAGCGCGATGCAATCGCACTCGGTAAACGTGGCCAGAGTTTTGAAGGCGACACAGACGGCGCCGAAGCTCTTATGAATGACCTTTATGAGATCAACGACCGAAAGGTCAACCTTGTTTGTGAGGTTTTCGGCGGCAAATTTACACCGGACGAGCTAGAGAGAGCTTTGTCATCCGATGAAATAGACACCGCGGTCAATGAAATAATCTCAGGCGTCAGCGGTACAATCGAAAAAAACTAGATGCGGGGTCCCGATATGATAGCGACGGCGATCCCGAAGATATAGACGTAACAATTAACGACCTATATCGCCGGCTTGTCAATCAACACGGTTGGAGCCTACGCGATATAGACGACACCTATCTGGACACCTTGTTCGATTTCTTGCTCATGGAAAAGCGCGAAAATCCGAACATAATCACCATACAAGGCAAAGAGTACAAACGCGCCGCACCGGGTAAAGCTCCGGAATGGCTCTAAGGAGGTGAAAAAATGGCTCAAAATGAGAATGACATCGGTGGCAAAGTCGGCCTTGATGTATCTGAATTTAAATCAGGAACCGCGCAGCTTAACCGAGAAATTAGGGTCATTGAGTCAGGATTCAAGGCGGCGGCTGCCGGAACATCGGAGTGGAACAAAGACGCGGGGCTATTAGGCCAACGCATAGACACCCTCGGACAGATCATGGACAAGCAGCGCCAAAAGGTCGAAGCGGTCCGCAAAGAATACGAGCGCGTCGCAGCAGAGCAAGGCGAAAACAGCAAAGCAACCCAAGATCTAGCAATCAAGCTGAACAATGAAACCGCGGCAATGAACAAGACCGAGAAACAGATCAACGAGTCAACAAAAGCCCTCAACAATTTAGGCAAAGAGAGCAAAGACGCCGAGAAGAACACCGAGAAGTTAAGCGCGGCCATGACAGGCATGGGCAAAGCTACAAAGGCAGCTGCAGACGTAGCCGTCAAAGCAGTTGTGGCGGTTGGAGCGGCAGCGGTGGCGGCGGCAGCTGGAGTTTTTAAGCTCACAGTGGATGCAGGCAAAGCAGCCGACGAGTTAATCACCATGTCAAACAAGACCGGACTCACAACGGATCAGCTTCAGGAGATGGAATACGCGGCAAGATTTGTTGACGTGGAAGTCGAAACCATGTCAGGATCCATGGTTAAGCTCACAAAGACCATGGACAAAGCCAGAGACGGAAACAAGACAGCGGCGGCAGCTTATGAGACGTTAGGCGTTCAGATAACAAACGCAGACGGCAGCCTGAGAAACTCTAAAGACGTATGGCTTGAGACAATAGATGCCCTTGGCGGTGTCGCCAACGAAACAGAGCGCGACGCTTTGGCCATGGAGATATTCGGCAAGAGCGCCCAAGACCTCAACCCACTGATCAAAGCAGGAGCAAAAGAGCTCGGCAGATTGGGCCAAGAAGCAAAAGACCTGGGGCTGGTTTTAGACAGCGAAGCGGTAGCCTCTTTGGGAGCATTTGACGACAAGATGCAAAAGCTCGAAGCAACAACTAAAGGCATAGGCGCAGCAATTTCGATTGCAGCCCTTCCAGCAATGGACGCCTTAGTCTCGACGATGCAAAAGCTATCAGAACAGGCCTTAGAAGCGGTTAAAACCGGAGATTGGTCAGCGGTAGGCACAACCATAAAAGATGCAATGACGGGCGCAGCCCAAGGCATAACGGATTTAATAACCAACATAGCGCCGACAATCGTCCCAATCCTCTCAAATTTAGTGCAGACAATAGCGGACACAATACCGACATTGCTCCCAGTCATTATTGATACAGCACTTTTATTGCTCGACACCTTCATCAATTTTATTGTCGACAACAGCGACATGATCATAGACACCGGCATCACAGCGCTATTAAAGCTCATTGACGGCATTATAGCGGCACTACCTAAACTTATACCTGCAGCCTTGCAGATCATCGTCAAATTGGCCGCTGGTATCATTGCCGCCCTACCCCAGCTTATAGCCATGATCCCGCAGATATACAGCACAATTAAAGAAACATTAGCAACCATGGACTGGGGCAAGATAGGCGCCGACATTTTACAAGGCCTTTCAGACGGCGCGGCGTCAGCTCTTAAAATAGTCACTGAAGCATTGCAGCCCATGTTTGACAGCGTAAACAAAGAGCTTGAGAAGTGGACCAAGATCGGCGAATCGCTACTCGAAGGACTTAAAAAAGCGTTTGACAAGGTCGTCGAGGACATTAAAAAATGGGCCACGCTTGGCGGACAGATAGTCGACGGCATCATCCAAGGCATAAAAGACGCAGGCGCTCGGCTTGTCACCTCAGTAAAGAACATGGTCAACGATGCTTTAAACAGCGCTAAAAAGGCTCTAGGCATACAATCGCCGTCGAAGGTATTCCGGAATCAAGTGGGCGTCATGATTGGCGAAGGCATGGCGCTAGGCATCCAAGACAGCACCGGAACGGTCAACGCAGCAATGAAAAAATTAAATGGCAACCTTGCAGCTGAAGGATCCGTTAATCTAAACGCGACAGCCGGAGCAATCAGCAAGACCAACACTGCAGCCACACAGCAGGCAGCAGGCAAGAATTTTGTGATGAACGTGACGTTAAACGTCAGAAGCGCAGCCGATGCAGTCCGAGAGCTTGACATTTTAAGCAAGCAGCTCGCCGCATCATACTAAGGAGGGGCCATGGAACGACTCATATTTAAAAACGCCAATGGCCAGCAGATCGAGTTTAGCAACACAAGCGATTACAGATGGACACAGGTCGAAGGACTCGGAGAAGGTACGGCAAACATGCAAAGCACATCAAGCCCGTACCAAGACGGCTCGACCAACGTCGGCGGCGCATACTTTAACACCCGGACAATAAAAATTGATATGGTGGTCATCGGATCAGATTTAAAAGCATCCATTCGGCAGCTTAACGCAATTTTAAACCCTAAGATTGGCCTCGGATCCCTGACATTTGACAGAGACGGCGACATCAAGGTATTAGGCAAGGTACGGACGAGGGTCCTCCCTTCCCTACCTGGCGGAGAATCAAGAGGCATAGGCTTTCAGGTCTGCTATATCATATTTGAGGCGTTTGATCCATTCTATGAGGACCAGACAGAGACAGAGGCGACGGTCAACACCGGCGCGAATGTATTCAGCTTCCCGCTGAGTATCACGCCAAGTTATAGGTTTGACTACACCAACACCACTGGCGTGACAGTAAACAACACAGGCGACGTTGAGTGCCCTATCACCGTTATTTTAGACGGTCCGAAGTCTAGCCCTATAACAATCGAGAACATGACCACAGGCGACAAAATAGTCATTGCTCAAGCGCTACTGGCAAACGAGCGCCTGACAATTACAACAGCAATAGACAACACAAACGTGGTAAAAACTAACCTCACAACAGGAGCGCAGACAGTAGCCTTCCAATATATCGACATTTCACAGACCGAGTTTTTTGACCTAGCTATTGGAGCGAATACAATCCGGATCACAGCGGGCGAGGCAGAAGTCGAAGAAGCCACGGTTAAGTTTAAAAACAGATTTGTGGGGGTGTAGGACATGAAAACCCTTCACGTCATGGGCCTAGACTTTGAGTACAAAGCAGCATTAAAAGGCTATGAGGTCGCAATCGTAAAACGCGAATGGAACGGAATCGGCACGATGGATTTAGTCATCAATTCAGACATAACAAACGCCGTTTTGATCCAAGAGGACGACCTTATCTGGTTTGACAATGAATACAATAAGGTTTATATCGTCGAAAAGCTAGAAGCAAGCCTCGAAGGCAGCTCGACACGGATTTACATCACAGCAAGCCACATTAACGCGCTTGTGAGGGATTTTGTCACCATCCCACCAGCTGGCCAAGACTACGACATCAGGACAGGGACAAGGTCGGCGGTCGTCAGGGCGTGGATCACTCAGAACATGATCACACCATCAAACCCAACACGCGCTCAGTACCCTATCACGCTTGAGACCTACTCCCCTATTGGCGCAACAATCACAGAGCAAACAAGGCTTAAAAATCTTTATGAGGAAATCAGCCGGGTATTATCGACCGAAAACCTCGGATGGGTCCTTGAGCTTGACGGGCCTAACCATCAATTTATTTTTAAAGTCCTTGAAGGCGTCAACAGGACAGCAGGACAAAGCACAAACAGCCGCGTGCTTTTTGGCCTTAGTTATGGCAATATTGCAGGCTATCGCAAAGTAAAAGACGCGCTGGCGTCGAGGACGGTCGCCATTGTAGGTGGTCAAGGCGAAGGCTCAGGACGGACAATCGTCGAGGTTGACGCTTCCGGATCCGGCAGACGTAAAGAGACGTTTGTGGACGCAAGGGACGTCGCGTCAGAGACAGAGCTCACAGAGAGAGGCCTTCAATCCCTTTCAGAGCTTGAAGCAATCAACGCCTTTGAGTTTCAAACGCTTAACCGCCAATTTGTCTACGAGACGGACTACGACCTAGGCGATTTTGTGACGGTGGTCATTGACAAGGCAGACAGCCAAGACCTGCAGATTCGAAAGATCACCGAAGTATACGAGCGCGGAAACATCACGGTGACGCCTGAGTTTGGGAAGCCGGAGCGGACGATTGGCTCGGCGTTCAGCTCAATGAATCAAAAGATTGAGTCCGTATCAAACGCAACGGCAAAGGTGACAAATAACATTATACCAGCCGGTGCGATCATACCAACAGCAGCAACGACGCTTCCATCCGGTGGGTGGTTACTCTGTGACGGGTCGGCGGTAGTAAGGGCAAGTTTCCCCGCGCTATTTGAGGCAATCGGCACAACATACGGATCCGGAAATGGGTCGACGACGTTCAACATTCCAAACCTTAAAGGCCGGATTCCACTCGGTCAGGACACCACACAAACAGAGTTTGACATCCTAGGCGAGACTGGCGGAGCAAAGACACACACGCTTACAGCCGCAGAAATTCCGGCGCATACCCACCCGCAGCAGGTCGTCAACAACGGCACGGCTGGAACAGCAGGCACACAAGGAGCAAGCACAGCAAACGCGACAACAGTCGGCACAACCGGAAGCAACTCCGGAGGCGACGGCGCTCACAACAATTTACAGCCTTATATTGTTTTAAGATACATCATCAAGTATTAAGGAGGGGCAAGAATGACAGTTTTAAATGACATCGGCTTTCCATTCACGGACCAAAAAGGAGACCGGCTCTATACATCAAGCGATTGGCGGGAATATTTCAAAGCACTTGTGACCGGCGGAGTTGTCGGAGCAATCGCAAATGAGTTGCAGGTCAAGCCGCAGGAGGTAGCCAACAAAAGCATTTTTATTGATACCGGCGCCATCCTGATTAACGGAGCTTTGCGCGTCATGGAGTCAACAACAACGCTTGCAGTCGCAGACAACGCCAGCGGAAACCCAAGGATTGACCGGATTGTGGCACGACTCAATTATACAGATCGTAAGATTGAGTTTGCAGTCAAACAAGGAACACCGGAAGGCAGTCCAAGCGCTCCGGCGTTGGTCCAGAACACAACAACTTTTGAATATTCGCTCGCAAAGATTACGCTTGCTAATGGGTACACGACCATTACCGCCGGAGTCATCACCGACGAAAGGCTGGACGAGGCGGTTTGTGGATATTTTAAGTATCGAGCAAAGCCGGCATGGTATCCGGGTGGAACGCCACCAATTGACGCTTGGATGTATGTTAATTTTAAGAACTTACTAACTGCTCCTGAAATCGCGGCGATTGAAGGTAATTCATCATTAATGAGCATCATAAATAACTCAACGTTAAAAACAGTAACGACTGATATGTGGGAAGCTTTAACCCCAATATCGACTGTTGGTAGTGGCAATTGGATTGCTCCAGATTTAAACAATGGTGCTCCGTATACACTTGGCGTATTGGTTGTTGGTGGCGGTGGAAGCGGTGGCGCAGCAAAAAACCATCATGCCACAGTACCAAACGGAGGAATCGGTTTAGGTGGTGCCGCGGGGAGAAGTTTAGCGTTCACTATGACCGTGACACCAGGCCAAAGTATTCCATATGTTGTTGGTGATGGTGGGGCTCCGGCAGTAACAAGCACCAGCACCTCGACTTCAACCGCAGGAAATACAGGTGGAACAAGTAGTTTCAACTCAAAAAGCGCAACCGGTGGGGTAGGTGGTGCCGCTACGAATGGTACGGATTCGTCCGGAACAACAAGATCTGGATCCAATGGGTCTACTGGATCTGAGGCTGGACAAATAAATGCAGGAGCACAAACGCCGAGAGCTCCAATATATGGAGAATATGGGCGACCTGTAAATTATTCAACATCTATATCATTTAGTGGAAAATCATTCAGTTCCGAGGCCTGGAATCCATTTACAAAAAAATATTTTGGTGGCGCAGGCGGATATGCCTATGGTGTAAATGATAACACCTTATATGCACAAGCTGCGGTGGAATTAAACGATTTGTTAATCGCCGGTGCTGGCCGAGCGGAATATAGTGGATCAGCTTTAGTCGGATACTCAGCGACTTCGCCTGGGTCAGGTGGCGGCGCTGCTGTTGGCGTGTTTAATGCAATTTCTGCCAATATCGTAACTAGTGGAAAAGGCGGTAGTGGCATCATTCGTTTATATCGAAAGGCGGTAATTATATGATTATTGTTAGACTCGATGCTAATATTGTCGTTGAGATATTACCAAATTCAACATATGAGAAGGGGCCTTTGTATTGGTTTGGTTATGAAATCGCAGAACAATGCGTATCTGCTCCGGATAATGTAGTCTGCGGCATGACATACGAAAATGGCGTGTTTTACTGGACCGAAAAAAAAGATCCAGAAAGAACACCAGAACAACGAATTTTAGAACTAGAACAAGACAACCTGATCGCCTTAGAAGCTCTCACAGAGCTTTATGAAATCGTCACAGGAGGTTTATAATGGCCCAAGTATATTACAAGCTAATCAAGGCAGGACGAAAGACAATTGACGACGTGCCGGCAAGTCTAAAAGCAGAGGTACAAGCCCTGCTTGACGCCGATGTATAGGCTCGGCAATTTGATTCTAAAAATCTTGATAGGAGGTAAAACCATGGTTGACGTATATGTAGCATTGATCGTAAAAAAACGCAGAACAATCGAGCAAGTACCCGTTCAGCTTCGCGCTCAAGTGCTTGCTGAATTAACAGCCCTAGGCCTAGATGGCAACGGCGATCCACTAATTTAATAACAGGAGGATGCAAGCATGAGTAAAATATATCCAAAAGCAAAAGAAAAAATGATGTCTGGCACAATCAACATACCGACGGACACCATCAAAGTGGCGCTTATTGACACCGGAGCTTACACATATTCAGACGCACACGAATTTTATTCGAGCGTAGCTGGCGTGGTAGGCACACCGCAGACGCTAGGTTCTAAAACTGTCACGGACGGAGTATTAAACGGCGGATCAGTCACATATACCGCCGTGACCGGAAATAGCGTCGAGGCAATCATTATTTATAAAGACACAGGCACAGCGGGCACAAGTCCTGTAATTGCTTACATCGACACGGCGTCGGCTGGTCTGCCAGTCACACCAAACGGCGGAAACATTACAATCAACTGGGACACGGGCGTCAATAAAATATTCGCCCTCTAAGGGCGGTGACTAAATGGCTCAACTCATAAGGTATGCAACAAACCATAACAGCGGATGGACAAACTCCCAAAACGCGCTTGCGTCAAATGGACTGTATGCAACGTCTGCGCCCGCCAAAAACGGCAGCACTTACGTGAGCTTTGGGGGATTCGGATTTGACGACATCCCCGAAGGCTCCACAATTGACAATGTACAACTTGAGGCTTACTGGAAAGTATCGACGACTGGATCGGTGGACACTCTCGGCGTCTCAGCTTTGGTTGGCGGATCACTGTCAGGATCTGAATTTACCACAACAACGCTGACAACATCAATGAAGTTAGACGCAATGCAGACAACCGGAATTTCAACAAGAGACAACCTTTTAGATGGTACTTTTGGTGTACAAGTCCGAGCAACGAGAGGTAATACAAATACGGCCTTTACCGCGTCGCTTGACTACGTGAGAGCAACCGTTGACTATACAACACCGCCGCCTGCAGAAGCGCAGACAATATCCGCGACAGGCTATGCAGACACCGATGGGTTAGGACTTCCAACAATAACCGCGGAAATACCGATCCAAATCATCAGCCTGACAGGTTACGCGGACGCAGACGGATTTGGACCTCCTACAGTTGTGCGAGGCGGTGTTAACATAGCGCCGAACGGATACGCGGACACAGACAAAGTTGGACTTCCTACAGTTGCGCGAGGCGGCGTCACCATATCACCGAACGGATATGCGGACACAGACGGAGTTGGTAATCCGATAATCACAACGACAACGCCGTCCCTATCAATCAACCCAACTGGATTACCAAATCAAAACAATTTCGGACTTTCTACAATAGCGCGCGGCAGCGTGACAATATATCCAACTGGCGCTGCTTGTACGAATGCACCAGGAACGCCTTCGGTTTCAACAGGGCCGGTTATTGTTAATTTAAACGGCATCCAATCTGCAGTTAACGTTGGGCAGCCCTCGGTTACAAGTGGCGGAGCGATCATCAATGCGACAGGATATGCGGACATTGAAGGAATCGGATCGCCAACAATTACATCAACGACGGCGCCAATATTACCTTCTGGGATTGCATCGACTAGCAACATCGGAATGCCTAACAGCACAACATTAGCAAACATTAACACCGCAGGCGTGACAAGTGGAAGCGTGGTTGGGTTTCCTTCCATTGAGACCATTACAGCGCTGACGCTCTCCGGTATAGCATCTACATCACAGCTTGGACGTCCAGAAGTCGCGGAAGTAATCTCGGTGGATCAAACGGTCGAAGCCACAGGCTTAAGCTCTACGGTTATATTTGGGACGCTTTGGGTTAGATATTTTGTAACGCTAGTGATATGCGGAAACATATCGCAACCAGTCCTTGTTGGAGATTTAAAACACCCAAAAACAAAAGGTCAAATCAAGCCGGTGTTATTCATCAAAGGCAATATACAGAAAAATTTAGAAATGGAGGGCACCCAATGACCCAATATAGCCAAAATTTAGACCTTATCAGTGGGGACTCTTACGACATAGAGATGGATGTCCCTGGAACAATTCCTGAAAACTCAACGGTTGAATTTATCCTCATACAAGACGACGCAGTCGTAAAAGTTAAAACGACAGATGACGGGATAACTATCGCTGACAACAAGATCAACATACATTTAAGCACCTCAGAGACGACCTTGTTATCCGGAGTTTATCGTCACGTTACAAGACTTATTAACAATCAAAGCGTTAACACGCTGGCCCTTGGGACTGTCAGGGTTGACCGGGTCATACCGACAGAAAACACATAATAGGAGGACATCGCATGGGGGAGAATTGCCCAAAACATAGCGGACATGAGGCGCAGATGGAAGCCTTAACGCATCAACAAATAGAGATTAACAACAATATTCGCGAGATTGTCAAAGGCCAGAATGAGCTCAGAGAAAGAGTGAAAGGCGCAGAGGAATCAACAAAGAGCTCCCACCATAGGATTGACACCATCGAGGACTTAACAAAATCAATTCATGAGATGTCTTACGCCGTCAGGGGTATGTCTGGACAAGTCGCAGAGCTATTGACAGTCATCAAAGACCATGACGACAGGATAGACACTATCGAGAAACAGCCGGGCACTATTGCCGAGGTCATGACGCTAGTTAAAGACCACGACAAGCGGATCGGACACATTGAGAAGCAACCCGGTGTAATTGCCATAAAAAGCTGGCTATTTATCGGAGGTATTATATGCGCTGCCATCCTAGGGGCAATACTCGGACGGTTCGGTTTATGAGATTCTCTAAAAAGGTGGTCGCCGCGATTGTGATCCTAAACGTCATATTCACGGTGGCAACCCTCGTCGCTTTTGTAAAAGTTGGCGACGAGCCGACCGCTCTGATCGCTGCATGGTTTAGCTTTACTACAGCCGAGCTTTGGCAGCTGGCAAACATCAAAAAGCACCAGATTAATAAGCGCGAGAAAGCACCAGAAGAACTAAAAGACCAAGGTACCATTTAAACAACAGGAGGTGAAAACTTGAAACCAGTTTATTATTTGCAGACAGACCTCAAGTGGGATGACGACGACTACTCCGCAGCCGGAGAATTTACGACCATCGGCAAATCAGGATGCGGGCCATCGTGTATGGCTATGATAATTGCCACGCTAAAAGATGCAAAGGTCACGCCCAGAGAAACATGCGCCTGGGCATTAAGAAACGGCTACAAAGCCCCAAAGCAAGGGACGTATTACACATATTTTGTGCCGCAGGGTAAAGTTTACGGTATAGACGTGACAAGAGTCAACACTAGCGACCTAAGAAAGATGACCTTTGCAGTCTCGAAAACCTACCACGACGCAGCGCTTAAAGCCGTCAACAATGGCGACTTTGTTATTGCTTGCATGGGTCCGGGGTTATGGACTAAAGGTGGACACTACATCCTATGGCATGGCATCAACGGATCAGACGTTCTGATAAATGACCCAGGATCCGCAGCAACACACAGGGCAAAAGCACCGCTTGCGCTGTTTCAAAAAGAAGTTAAATTTTACTGGATCATAAACAACACAAAGAAGAAGGAGGACCCAATGGGAAAATCATTCAAAGACGTAGACGACACCAGGTGGAGCGCTAAAGCAATCGACGCGGCAAAAGACCTCGGCATAATCAAAGGCGACGACAAGGGCAATTTTAACCCTACTGCACCAATGACCAGAGAAGAGGCAGCTGTCATCATGGTCAGGACTTACGAAGCTATCACAGGAAAGAAGGTAGTCACATGATCAACTGGATGCAGAAATTATCAAGCCGTAAGTTTTGGGCACTACTCGCAGGACTGGCCGTGGCGGTCATGGTCCTGATGGGTGCACCTGCAGAGTCGCAGACTCAGGTGGTATCGGTAATCATGGCCCTTGGGTCAATTGCGGTCTATATGTGGGGAGAAGCCACAGTGGATGCAGCAAGGTTAAAAGCAGAAGTTGTAGTCAATAATAGAATTTTAAATCAGATTGATAAACCTAAACCAGAAGTAGATCCTGGTTAAATGTGCCCTCCTTTTTCCCCTGCCTAACGGTGGGGGATTTTTTATTGTCAATTAAAAACAAACCTTAGTGTTTGTTGGAATTAAGCTTCTAAAATGTTATAATAACGCCTAAAGAAGACAACTATCGAGAGAACCAACCGCAAATATTGAACGTGGAGGGGTATATGGAGTATGTTAGAATAGTTAGAAAGAAGGTTTATGGGTCATTTTTAGAACCTAAAATACATATTCTTGGATCCAATAATAAACTCGCTTGTGGTGTTGATATAAAAACAAAATATGAAAGCATACTTGATGTTGATCAGGATAAGATATGTGTAAGATGTCTTGCAGCTGAAGGCATAAAACCAATGGAGAGATCCATAGTATTAAAAGCATTTGTGGTTAAGATCATTAAGCCGGTAATGGACAACTGTGACCCAGCCAAAGCAAGAGAATCTTTATTAGATGCTTGTGATCAGCTGGCAGATAGCCTAAGTCAGTTTAATGTAAAGTGTCATTATGTCGTAGAGGCAAATTATAAAAATGATTTTAGCGGGAAAATTGTATTTGAAGGCAAACGGTACATGTATCTTAAATTCAATTATAGGCCTAAAAGAAAAGATCGCATGAAGTTTGAAGCTAACACCAGAGAGTATTTGATCAAGTCCGTGGAGGATGCATTTGCATAGAGGGTTAGGAGTATAGAAAGCACATATAGCCTCTGGGGTCATTGATACTGCCAATCGCAAAACCCGCTTATGGCAGAATCAAAAGCACTCTGGGGTCATTCGTTGAAACTCTTGCAGAGATTCAACCCACCCCCTAGCCCCCTAAATAGGGGGACACAGAAAGATCAAAAGATAAAGAATAGAGGGTAAACCTTTGGAAATCCAAGATGTAATCAATTGGTTATCAAAACGTAAACTGATGCATAGTATAGATGGTCAAAACGAGGAGATAACGACGATTATCATTAAAGCGTGGAAAATAACTGAGTTTAAGACATATAAACTCACGATTGATAACCTAAAACGAGAAATTGAGCTTAGGGACATTAGCAGTACAGACACTAGCTTCCGAAGTCAATTTTTGACCATGGCAAGATTCTCGTATTACAAAGATGTTTTAAAAAGATTGGAGCAAGAATTGGGGAGTAAGATTTAG